CTGCAAGTAGTATGAGAGGTAAAAAAGGACCTGATGAATTTGTTGAAGGTGAAGTAAAATACAGAGGAGATTCAGAAGGGAATTATTATAAAGATTTTGAAGAAGGTATAGATACAGGCACAGAGAATCTTGATGAGTTTGCAGGTGTGGGAAAACAAAAAACGAGTAAGTCTAAAGTTAACCTTGACCAAGATTTTGCAGCTGGGGGATTAGCAGGTTTATTAGGAGAATAATGAAAGTAAAACACTACAACGAGATGATGGCTTACCTAACTCGTCCAGGGTTCAATGGCGGTGGTTCAGTATCAAATAAAAACGTTCTACCCAAGAGAAAACCACCAGAAGAAATTAAGAAAAGAAAAAAGATAAACTACGAAAAAATAAAACAGTATCTTGGTGAAGAGTCCAGAGAGCTTATTGAAAGAGAACTTGGGTTTGATGATGGTGGTCGTGTAGGTTTTGCTGATGGATACGGTCCGTTTGAAATGAAACAAGGTCCAGAAAAAGGCAGATTTAAATTAAAATTTACTTCTGCTAATCCTGAAGGTAAAGCGATGTATTTTGATACTAAAGAAGAGGCACAAAATTATTTAGATACTAGAGGTGAAAAATTAGAAAAGGCAAAAATAAAAAGAGAGTATGATCCTGAGAGAGAAAAAGCATCAAAGTTTCTCTATGATAAAAAATATAGAGATCTGACTAAAGATGAAAAACAAAAAGTTAGAACAAGGATAGCAGCTACTGGCAAATTTACTGCTAAAAAAGCAAAAGATCCATTAACAAATAGACAACAAGCATTAATATTAAAAGAATTTCCAGATGCAGATTTCACGATAAATAAATATGGTTTTCCTAGAGAGGGAGGCATGTATGATAAAGTCATTAATTTTATTAAAAGAGGATACAAGTTAAGATCCTTCAAACCTTTATCAAAGCCTTTACAAAGGGCTATTAAAGAAAATTTTCCGGAATACAAGGACTGGAACTTTAAAACTAATTTGTATGGCGTTCCTTCTGGTCAAGGGGCTGATATGAAATTGTATGATAGAATTAGAACTTTTGTAGATGATCCAAAACCTTTTCAATTTGCTTTTAATTTAAGAAGTCCTGAAGGATGGACTATGGCTCAAATGTACCGAGCTGGTGAAGATAAGTATGAGCCTATTCGTAATGAGAGGGAAAAGATAACAGGCTTTAAAGATAAGACAGGCAAAACTGTTAGAACATATAACATTAATAATATAAATAAACATCCTAACTTTCCAGAAATACAAAAATATTATGATGTTGCAGAGTTGTCTAGAGCACCTGTCTCTAAATATGAAAATGTAGCTAAACTTTTACCTGAAGGTTTTGATCCAAATAAAATTTTAATTAACGATCTCTTACAGTTCATAGCAGATAAAGATGGACGCGCAGGAATCAATAGAGCGAAACGAGCTATTGAAATACACCACACTAAAGGAGTTAGAAATCAAGCCACAGGTAGTTTTCAATTATTAAGAAGTGATCTTAATAAATTAGCTGATACGATTGAACAACAAATCAGAAAAGGCAACTTAGATAGGACTGCAGAATTAGATGCACAAAGAATTAGAGTTGAGACAGGCGGTGTGAAATATGGTGGTAGAGCAAGAACACCAAAGGGTGATTTTAGAGCATTGTTAAAAGGAGTGGAAACAGAACTACAAAGTTCTAAATTTAAACCTAAAGATTTTGCTAAAGCTTTAAGAGAAGCAGGATTTAAATGTAAATTTGCTGGAGCAGAGGGTGGAGATGTTCGTTGTGACAACCCCGTAAATTATGTGGACGATATGAAAAGAAATCAAAACATGGCGATGAAAGGTTCTCCAGAAGGTAAGGCTAGAGCATTTACTAAATTTAGGAGAGCAAAAAGTTTTCTAACTGGAACGCTGGGTCCAACGGCGTTGGCAGGTGAAGCATTATTTTCTGTCCCTTTTGCTTTATACGATTATTCAACGGGAGCGAATAGAGATGAAATAATTAGTAATCTTACATTTGGTCTTGGTGGTAAAAGTCAAGAAGAACAGCTTAGAGAATTGTATGGTGAAGATTTTGGTCTTGCACAAAAAGCCATAGAGACAGGTGAAAGATTAGAAAATTTAAACAAGTTACAACAGGGAACAAGAGGGCAAAGAATTAGATCTAAAGGTAAGTTTGATATCGCTGCAAAACAGTTTGAAGAACAATTAAGTCCTTTTATAAAAGATGGTCAATTTGATGAGGTAGCTTTTCAAAACAATAGAAAACAAGAACAATTAGGTATTAAAAAATTTGGTGAACAAAAAGCTGAAAGAGCTGAACAGAGAAAAGATGCCTTAACAGGATTAGAGTTCGATCTAGGATTTGCAGGCGGGGGTATAGCTAAAGAAGGTGGTGTGGACTCAGGAGTAGCGCCAAAATCAGGACCCACGCCAGATGGTCCTTCAGAGGGCTTGGCTTCTCTGTTAAAAAATGGTATGAAAATAAAGGAGTAATAAATGGCAGAAATAGAAAAAGGGCTCCCTAATGAAACTCGTACACAGGCTAAAGTTCCTGGACCCGAGGACATTGAAATCAAAGAGGAAGTCCAACAAGAAAAACCACCAGTAGAAGTTATACCCAACGAAGACGGAAGTGCGATTATCGACTTCGAGCCGGGTGCAATTAATATTCCTGGCACAGAAAAACATTTTGACAATTTAGCAATACTTTTACCTGACGATGTACTCGAGCCTCTTGGTAACGAGATGAAAACTAATTACCTAGATTATAAAATGTCTAGAAAGGATTGGGAAAAATCTTACACCGAGGGGCTTGACCTATTAGGATTTAAATACGAAAATAGAACGGAACCGTTTCAAGGAGCTTCAGGTGCAACGCACCCAGTGTTGGCAGAGGCTGTTACACAGTTCCAAGCCACAGCATACAAAGAGCTATTACCAGCAGACGGTCCAGTGAGAACACAAATACTTGGAGTTAACTCACCTGCAAAGCAGCAGCAAGCAGAACGTGTGAAAGACTACATGAATTATTTGATTATGGATGAAATGAAAGAATACGAACCAGAGTTCGATTCTATGTTATTTCATTTACCACTTGCAGGATCAACATTTAAAAAAATTTACTACGATGATCTAATTGGCAGAGCTGTGTCTAAGTTTGTTCCAGCAGATGATTTAATCGTACCGTACACAGCAAACAGTTTAGAAGAAGCAGAATCTATTATTCACGTTTTAAAAATATCAGAGAACGATTTAAGAAAACAACAAGTTTCAGGATTCTATGCAGACGTAGAACTTGGTCCGCCTGCAATGACTACAAACGATGATGTTTCTAAAAAAGAAAAAGAATTAGAAGGCACTAAAAAATCTGGAAAACAACAAACGATGTATACTCTTCTTGAGTGTCATGTTGATCTAGATTTAGATGGCTTCGAAGATATTGGTCCAGATGGGGAGCCGTCTGGTATCAAGCTACCTTACATCGTAACTGTTGAAGAAGGTAGTGGAATAGTTCTTTCTATTAGAAGGAACTATGCGCCCAATGATCCAAAAAAACAAAGAACTCAATACTTTGTCCATTTTAAATTTCTGCCTGGACTAGGGTTCTACGGATTTGGATTAATACACATGATTGGCGGATTGAGTCGAACGGCAACGGTCGCTCTCCGCCAATTATTAGATGCAGGAACTTTGTCAAACCTACCTGCTGGTTTTAAACAAAGAGGGGTGCGAGTTAGAGATGAAGCATCACCAATTCAACCTGGTGAATTTAAAGACGTAGATGCCCCAGGAGGCAGTCTAAGGGATGCTTTCTATCCTCTACCATACAAAGAACCATCAGCTACCTTATTACAATTAATGGGTATTGTGGTTCAAGCAGGTCAGAGATTCGCTGCCATATCAGAATTACAGACTGGTGAAGGCACACAAAACGCAGCTGTTGGAACAACGATTGCTCTTCTTGAGAGAGGTTCTAAAGTTATGTCTGCGATACACAAAAGATTATACAACTCAATGAGAGGTGAGTTTAAATTATTATCTAAAATCATACAAACTTATCTACCACCAGAATATCCATACGATGTGGTCGGTGGTGCAAGATTAATTAAACAATTAGATTTTGATGACAGAATAGATATCTTACCAGTTGCAGATCCTAATATCTTTTCTATGTCACAGAGAATAACACTAGCACAAACACAATTACAGTTAGCTACATCTAATCCACAAATACATAATTTATATCAAGCGTACAGAGGCATGTACGAAGCGATTGGTGTTAAAAATATAGATCAAGTTTTACCACCACCTGCACCAGTGCAACCTATGGATCCAAGCATGGAACACATTTCTGCTCTTACAGGTAAACCTTTTCAAGCTTTTCCTGGTCAAGATCACAGAGCACACATAACTTCACACCTAAATTTCATGGCAACAAACATTGTTAGAAACAATCCTGCTGTCATGGGTGCGATACAAAAAAATATTTTGGAGCATATTAGTTTAATGGCACAAGAACAGATCCAATTAGAGTTTAGAGAAGAATTAGTTAGACTAGCGGCACTACAACAAACAGCACCAATCGATCCAAGAGCCGCACAAGAGCTACAAGTTATTACACAACGTATTGAATCTAGAAAATCTGTGTTGATTGCAGAGATGACAGCTGACTTTATGGAAGAAGAGAAGAAAATTACGTCACAATTTGACTCTGATCCTCTTCTAAAACTAAAAGCAAGAGAGGTTGACTTACGTGCAATGGAAAATGAACGTAAAAAAGATGCTGACAAAGCTAAAAATGACCTTGATAGAGCTAAATTAATGCAAGCAGCAGACATTGCAGACGAAAAAATGGATCAAAACGAAAAATTAGCAAAATTAAGAGCTGGAGTATCACTTGCAAAGGCTGGAAATCCAGGTATAACTGCTATTGAGGTAGAAGAATAATGCCACTGAACAAAAAAGGTCGTAAAATTATGGGTTCTATGAAAGAACAGTACGGCAAAAAGCGTGGCGAACAAGTTTTTTACGCTTCTAAAAACAAAGGCGTAATAAAAGGTGTAGAGAAGAAGAAAAAAGGAGTAAAAAAACGATGATGAACTATAAAAAACAAAAAATGGTTCCCGTTCCACCAGTAAAAACAGAAGTAGATCCAAGATCTAAGACTACTGCTGATGGTGCATTCAATGTTTTGGCAAAACCAGAGCAAGTTGCTGTTAGAGGCACTAAAAGAATGAGAGCGGACAAAAGAAAAACAGCTATCGTTATCTAATTATGGCTTGGTTTAGTTTAGCAAAGATTGCGATGCAAGCTGGCGCTAAGATTTACTCAAATCGCCAGAAAACAAAGATGGCTATGTCGGATGCCCAACTCATGCATGCCGAGAAAATGGCCCGAGGTGAGGAAGCTTACCAGGGTAAACTTCTTGAAGCTAGGCAAACCGACTGGAAAGACGA